CCTGAGGCGTTCAGCCCTGAGGCGTTCAGCCCTGAGGCGTTCAGCCCTGAGGCGTTCAGCCCTGAGGCGTTCAGCCCTGAGGCGTTCAGCCCTGAGGCGTTCAGCCCTGAGGCGTTCAGCCCTCAAGGAAAAAAGGCAGCGCACGCGCGCCGCCTTCCATTACGTCCACAAATCAAATATTTTAAAATCTTCAGGCAGGCGGCACGCGTCCAGCGACATAAGGGCCAGCGCGGCGCCGTTGTGCTCAGCGGCTAAAGCTGTAACCGTCGGAAAATTCGAGCTAATGGGCCTGAGAAATCGAAAGGATGTAGCGCCCAGGCGCCGCGCCGCGCGGCAAAATTTCACAAAGCGCCCAGCGTCGAACACTTGGCCATATATCCGCACGCCGCACGCAAAATTTTTTGTTAGTTCGTCTTTTTTGTACGATTTGCGGGCCTCGTCAATCATCTTTTCCGCGGATCTGTTAAAGGCTGCGCGGTTTGGCGCCGTATCGTAGAGGTAGAGCCACTCGCCCAGCCCTCGAAAGTGGGCAGGACTTAGCGCCTCGACGGTTTGGCCGTCGGGCAATACCGCTAGGCCTTCCAGGTGTTCGGGGTATTCGCAACGAACGCGGGCCGCCATGGCTCCGTAGCCGTCGGAGACGACAGCAAAGCCGCCGCGATAGTTAACGCCTCGACGGTTTGGCGCGTGTTTGGTTTCGTTCTTTTTGCCTGTAAGTGTGTACAAGGTGGCTAATATTTTTTCGTCCATATCTTTAAAAATTTTTGCAGTAATATTTTAAATAGTTTAAATCTTTCACCTTTGGCGCGTCGCTGTTTTTCGTCGCGTCAATTAGCGGCATATCGCGGGCGATGTGTAGAAAACGCGGTAATGTCCAGGACTCAGAAATATAAATCTAAAATCTGTAATGCTTATTTTGTTTTTCATTCCTCACATATTTTATTTATTAAATCTTTTAGCCACTCGGGGCCGTACTTTAGCGCTATTTGTCCAAGTAGCGCGGGGGCGATAAATAGAAGTGCTTCGATCATATCTTATTTTTTTTAGTATTACTTACTTTCTCCGAGTTCGCGCGCGGCGAGCGGGTTTGTAGTATCGCAGTGGACGTAATCCCAAGAGGTACCGCAGTGGTCGACACATAAAATATAACAATCCAGTAAGGGAGAATACGAAAACAAAAGGCCGAATGTATTTTGCAAATATTCTTTGTCTGATTCGCTGCAGTCTGTTATAAAATATTGGTATATCTCCGTATATTCGCCCGTTTCCTCGTTGTATGTTTCGAACTCTGCATTTTCCCAAATAGATGGATCTACTTCCGCGATATTGTTGCATAATACCAGGGAGTTATTGAGCCAGTGCGCCGCTACATGGTAATTCGTAGAATACATCTCCTTTATTTCTTCGATTTCCACGGCCGAGAGGGAGAGCACAACGCAGCCCGGGGCAGCGCCTAATTGGTTGGGGCGGTCCTCATCGCGTAGCGCCTTAACCCAAAATAGTATATTTTCTGCGCTGTGTTGGTTTTCTACGTGGCAATAATCGCCGTAAATGTTTACTACTACGTTGGTAAGTGTGTGACCGTTGTAAATTAGATTTGCTTTCATGGTTTTATTTGTTTTATTGGTTTGTATTTCCTTATTTCTATAGTGCAAAGGTGCATAATATTTCGCAATTGACAAAATTATTTTTAGGAAAAATGAAAAATAATTTTATATTTTCGTATGTTAAAAAACATATAAAAACAAATCAGCAGCAACAGACAGCCACAGAGGCGGGGCGGTCGTACTGCCAGACAGCCACAGAGGCGGGGCGGCTGGGGGTGTAAATATAGGCTGACAGGCTGAGAGGCGGGGCGGAGAGGAGCAAATTTGTATCGCCCAAACGGCAGCGGCCGGGGGTGGCGCCACGGCTCAGAACCTCAGAACCTCTCAACCTCAGAACCGCCGCCAAGGTTCTGAGGTTGAGAGGTTCTGAGGTTGAGAGGTTGAGAGGTTGAGAGGTTGAGAGGTTGAGAGGTTGAGAGGTTGAGAGGTTGAGAACCTTTGCCAAGGCTGACAGGACCAGACGCCCCAAGGCTGACAGGTTCGAAAGTAGGCCCCCAAATCTGCAGGAGGGGGACAATATATCATATATAAAAAGGAGGCCCTTTCCCAAAAATCCAAAAAAGGAATCACACCAAAAAAAATTTTAAGACCACTATCCGTAAACAATGTAAACAATAAAATCCACAAACTTTTTATAGCCCCTCAAAAATATTTGCCGTAAACAATAAACAATGTAAACAATAAAATCCACAAACTTTTTTATGCACTATGCTTTTTATGAAACACAGATTGTAAACAATAAACAATGTAAACAATAAAATCCACAGACTTTTTTACGCACTATGCTTTTTATGCAAAAAGTGCCCCCTCACACCTAACTTGCTGAAAACCAATAACCTACAAAAAATAAAAAATCTGAGTGTAAACAATGATAAACAATGGTAAACAATACTTTGTTTCTCCTAACTTGCTGAAAACTACACGCATATCTTGTTGTAAACAATGTAAACAATAAAAATATAAAAAGACCTAATCGTTATATAAAATAATACACATATACAATAATGCTTCGCACATATTACGCGTACGCAGGAACGCACGAAGAATCCGTAGGGGTATATAAGAAGTTATTGTTTATTTTGTTTCTTTTGTTTACGCGACTTCACAAGGGTTTGATTTTCAGACAATTACAAGAGAAACAATAAAAATCCATTGTTTCCACCCCTCTTTTTAGCCGAATTATTAGTATTTTTGCATCGACCTAAACGACGATAGATATGAAAGAAGTGATAACAGACAACATTACGCGACTTATACCATCTCGCGGAGCCGCGGGGGATGAAGCGCTACAAAAACAAAGAATTGAAGCGGCAGAAAAAGCGGCAGAGAACATAGTGCAGGAAGTAACAGCTCGAGAGCTGGCCGCACGAAAAGCCGCAGAGAAGCAGGCCTTAGAAAAAGCAAAGGCTTGCGAGGCTCGGATAAATGTCTCACCAAGTGCTGATTTCCACCAAAGACAGATGCGTGCGAAAAGAGCCATAGCGCAAGCCGAAACAAACATATCGATCATAGAAGACGCAGAATTTGAAGCGAGACGGACTAATAAAACCGTACCCGCTATTCTCAATAGGTCCGATATAACCTCTGGCAAGGGTGCTCGTATCATGGCTCTGCAAGGCACAACACCCAAGGAGGTGCAACGCCTTCTGAGTTCGTTGAACATAAACACCAACATGCAGCTCTCTAAAACCGATACGCACAATCTGCTCGCAACGCTCTTAACTTGCAACGAGTCACAACTTCAAGCACTCATGAACAACAAGAAGGTGCCTATAGCTGTCAAGATAATCATCAAACGACTATTGGAGGACATTAAGGTGGGGGCCATTGACACGGTAGAGCGCTTATGGGACCGCGTATTTGGAAAAGCTGCTCCTGGCGGCAAAGCAATCCCCTCAACAGAGTCTATGCCGTCTATGGAAGGGCTGATACCCAACACGCCAGTTTCTCGTGAGGCGTACATTCTCATCAAAGACACTATCATGGGTGACTAATACCACATAGCAATGACTACACAAAGCATTAACAATCCGTTGCCCGTATCTCCCCGTGAGATGCTAGCCTTGGAGATGTTGACCTCTCTTGAGAATTACACCAAGGCTATGTTTAAAGCGCAGTATCAGCGTTCTTTCGTCGTGAATGACCACCACCGACAGATGTTCAAAGCCCTGCAAAGAGTTGTAGACTGCAAATGCAAGAGGCTTATCATCAACATGCCCCCTCGTTATTCGAAAACAGAAGTAGCCATTAAGTCTTTCATAAGTTGGTGCTTTGCGTTGAACCCCAAATGTCGTTTTTTGCACCTCTCCTATTCCGACTTGTTGGTTAATGACAATTCAGACACCATACGGAGCATAATGATGGAGCCTATATACAAACAACTTTTCCCTAAATCAAGACTCGAGAATGAGAAAGGTTCAGCTAAGAGGTGGAAGACCGCCGAGGGTGGTGAACTCTATGCCGTATCTACACAAGGACAGGTAACAGGTTTCGGTGCGGGTAATGTTGACAGAACCATAGAGGACTTAGAATCGGCTTTTGTCGATATGCAGTTCGATGATGAGTTCCAACAAATGCTCACAGACATAGGCGCTGCTGAGCACGTCTTCCAAGGGGCTATTCTCATCGACGACCCTATGAAGCCCGAGGATGCGGACTCCGACATTGTACGTGAGCGCATCAACCTACGATTCGAGAATACCATACGAAACCGTGTGAACTCGCGCAACACCCCAATCATCATTATCATGCAGCGCTTGCACGAGCACGACCTATGCGGCTATCTGCAAGAGATTGAGCCTGACGACTGGACTGTCCTCTCGCTTCCCGCCCTTCAGACAGACCCAGAGACAGGGGAGGAGGTAGCATTATGGCCTATGAAGCACACTCGCGAAGAGTTGCTTAAGCTCCGTCAAGCTAACCCCCTTGTGTTCGATACTCAGTATATGCAGGACCCAGCACCTAAAGAAGGGTTGATGTACGGAGAGGGCTTCAAGACCTACACCAAAGACATGATACCAGGTGGCAATAAGGCCTCAAGGAAATGGAACTACACAGATACAGCCGATACGGGTTCAGATAGCCTTGTGTCTATATGTTTCATCGACACACCTGAGTACGTGTACATCACGGATGTTCTGTTCTCTGACGAGCCAATGGAACGCACAGAGCCCGCACAAGCGGAAATGCTGACCCGTAATGGCACTATACGAACGCTAATAGAGTCCAACAACGGCGGTCGAGGATTCGCACGAAATGTAAAGCGCTTATTGAGGACGGACTATCGCAACTTCAGATGCGAGGTATCCACTTTCACGCAGACGCAGAACAAAAAGAGCCGAATCTTTACCAATTCGGCTTGTGTCATGAATGATATTCTCTTCCCCGAAGGGTGGGAAAAGAAGTGGCCTAAGTTCTATTCTGCCCTTATGTCTTACCGAAAGGACAACAAGAAGAAATCGCAGCATGACGACGCCCCTGACGCGCTCACAGGCGTCTATGAAATGCACGCTTCGAAGAGCAGAACCAAGAGAGTACGCAGGAGAAATTAGCCAAAAATACACAAAATGTAGAATTTTTACCTCGTAAGTGTTTGTATATGAATATTTATTACTATATTTGCACGTAAGTAGGGGCTAAGGGACGCCTCGGTAGAATTTTTATTTACTTTAAACTTAAAACTATTATGGGATTAAATTGTGGTTGTCCCGCTGGTGCACACATCGCCGACCTCGATATTAAGGCATGTAAAGAGAGCATGGGACAAATTCAAAAAGTCGCATTTCAGCGCGTTTACAAAACCGCAGGCGAATTGAACTCCGTAGAAGACCCAACTAAAAAGGCGTCATTCTCTACTTTGTTCTCTGCCGCTGACGGTACTAAGATGACTATCTCACCTTACATCCAAGGTCCAACTTCTGAACCAGGTGCAGCACGTACTTTTGGTGGAGGTAATCAAACACTGGGCGGTATTGAGATTACAATCGGTCGTGAGCCAACTACTTTCTCTGCTACCATGTACCAAGAAAGCCAAAAGGTTATTTCTCAGTTGAAGCAATACATGTGTGAAAACGTAGGTGTGTGGCTTATCGACGAAAACGGCAATATCGGCTGCCTTGTTGACGACTTGGATGAACCTACTAAGTACATGCCAATTCCTATTGGTAAATTGTTCGTAGGTGACAAGAAATTTGGTGGCTTCGAAGAGCCTGATAGCAATACTATCGAGTGGTCATTCTTCCCTAACTGGAGTGACAAGTTCTATATCATCAAGCGCGAAACACTAGACTTCAATCCTCTTACCGATTGGGTTAATGTTGCGTCAGTTGGCTAAAAAGTTTCAGCCATGAGAAAGAAAAGAGAACAAACAGTAACGCTTGTAGTTCCCAAATATAACACCTCTCGAGAGTTCGGACTCGCTCATGCAGAGCGTCTGCTTGACATGGGCGAGCATCTGAACGGAGGATGGGAATTGCCAAAAGACAGTAATTATATCTACGACGAAGAGAATGGGCTTAGACTTAAATCAGATAAAACAGATTCTGCAAAAGCCGACTAAACGTCAGGCTATTCAGAAAGCGGTAAACTTGCAGCGACGCCTCAGATTCCACTCTGAGACGAATGTTGCGGTATCTGATATTAACCAACCCGTTACTACTTTTCTCGATTGGGTGAAAGGTCTGCTTCCTACAGACAAGTTCAACATTTTTCTTCAGCTGTTTAGGTTCCCCCTGCCAACGCCCGCTATTGTCGAGTGCGCCTACAGAGAGCTTGAGAGAGTTTTCTATAGCCGTAATTCCTCTTGTACTTACCAATTCACGGATTCGGCTTTTGCCGAAGACTGGGGCTATTACCGTAAGAATAGGTTGAATGAACCCGATATATGGCGGACAACGGCATGGAAACGGATGCAAGTGTCACCCAATAGCATATTAGTTGTAGATTTGCCTACTGTGCAGACAACGGATAGACCCGAGCCATACTTCTATTGGTTAGAGATCGATTCCGTTATTGACTACAAACTCTCCAACGGTAGCGATAGCCAATTCGAATGGCTTGTTTTCAAGCAACCTGACAACAAGATAGCTGTTTTCGACGAGGCGCAAATACGAGTTTTCCAGCTGAATGACAAAAACGAGCTTCAATCATTAATTTCTGAATCGACCCATGACTTGGGCTATTGCCCCGCCAGATTCTTCTGGACCGATAATCTTAACGAGTCTAGTATAGGCCTAAAGAAAAATCCTATCACCAAAGAATTGTCTAATTTGGACTGGTACCTATTTTTCGCCTTGTCGAAGCAGCATTTAGATTTATACGCACCGTACCCAATATATAGCGCATACGAAGCAGATTGTAATTTCGAGAACAACGAAACTGGCGACTATTGCGATGGTGGCTTCCTACGCAATGCCAACGGTGACTACAAACTGCTTAGCAATGGAGCCGTTGAGAAATGCCCCTGCTGCAGTGAGAAGAGAATTGCGGGCCCTGGCTCTTTCTTGGAAGTGCCTGTCCCCAATATGTCTGAGGGTGTAGTTGACATGCGTAATCCCGTACAGATTACTACCATTGACAAAGATTCTCTGGAGTACAACGTAGACGAGTGCGCACGACTCAAGAAAGATATTATCGACGCGGTAGTAGGATCGGGTGGCACAGTCAGCGAAAAGGAGGCAATCAATGAGACGCAGGTTTCCGCTAACTTCGAAAACAAGACCTCTGTACTTAATGCTCTGAAGACCAATTTCGAAACAGCACAAAAATTTGTAGAAGACACAATATGCAAACTTAGGTATGGTAGTGCTTTTCTCTCATCTTCTATAAACTGGGGCACTGAGTTTTACGTATTTACCATAGCTGAACTCTATTCTAAGTATAAGCAGGCCAAAGATAACGGAGCTTCTAATTCAGAACTGGACGCATTATCGCAGCAAATTCTCGAAGTAGAATACCGCAACAACCCTTTGGTTTTACAACGCATGCTTCTATTAAAGCAGTTGGAGCCGTATCCACATAAGACATTGGATGAGCTATTGAGCTTGTATGAAAAAGGGCTGTTGGCCGAGGACTTATTGAAACTCAAGGTTGACTTCAGTTCGTTAATAGAACGATTTGAACGAGAAAACATAAACATACTTGAGTTTGCATCCAATAAAACTTTGCGAGAAAAAATAAATATAATCAGTAAAAAATTGTTAGAGTATGTATCAGAATCTACAACAACTCAAATCACGTAGCTTGGAGGAAGTCAAGGCTTACAAGGACGACGCGGTTAAGGCGAAAGCCGAACTCGAAGCATTGAAAGCTAATGGCGGTAAGGCATGGACTAACGCAAAGCAAGAAGAACTCGACGAGGTATCGCTTTTCTTGGTTGACGTCGAAGAAGTTATTGCCGAGAAACTTGATGCCGCTATCGAAGGATCAGCCGTTGAAAGTTCAGCACCTTACTATGTTCCTGAAAAAGGCACAGAGAAGATGGTACACTTAGCTATCGTCCACGGCAGACGCTTTAATCCAGTTACGGGTAAAGAGGAATCCACCCCTTACACACAGATTTTCACTTACCCTGAGTGGCAACTTTTCAAGAAAAACTTTGCTCGAATGGGCTATGCCATTCTTAAAGTGTTGCACGATCCCTACAATGATGCGGAGCAGTATGTAATCAAGAAATAAAACTAAAAAAAACCAAAGCTATGCTAACAATTGAGATGCTAAGACAGAGTACGGCACTGGCAGGTCTTTCAGAGGACCAACTCACAGCTATTGCGGAAATGTCTAGAAATGATGAAAATGCAGTAATCGGCTCTAAGATTGGAGCTTTGCACGGCCAATACGACTCGGATATTCTCGAAATTACGGGAATGAAGAAAAACGATGGTGAGAAAAGCTACGACTACGCTAAGCGCGTACTCGGTAACTATAAAGCAAAGGCGGAGTCTGTGAATACTATCCAAACAGAGCTTAATGCTGCTAAGGCTCAGGTAACTGAGCTTCAAGGTAAACTCGCAGCGGGAGCAGGTGACGAAACTTTGGGTCAACAACTCAAGGATGCGAAAGCTCAAGTTACACAACTTCAAGCGCAGTTGAAGACGAAGGAAACTGAGTTTACAACGAAACAAAACGAGTTCGACACCGCTCTTAAGAATGTTCATGTAGATTATGCTTTCCAAGCAGCTACTTCTGGACTTAAATTTAAGGCGGGCATCACCGAGCCTATTCAGCGAACTCTTTTAAGTGCGGCGAAGGCCGAAATTCTCGCCAAAGGTACACCCGATTTTGTGGATAACGACCAAGGCGGCAAGACGCTTGTTTTGCGTGGTGCAGATGGTAACATCTTGAATAACCCAAAGAACAACCTGAACCCCTACACGGTACAAGAGCTTGTTATGGAGTCCTCTCTGAAGGATGTAATCGACGCAGGACGCCAACAAACAGGTGGGGGTACTGGCTCTGGGGCTGGCGGTAATGGTGGCGGTTCAGGAACACTTGATTTGTCGGGTATTAAAAATCAAGTAGAGGCCGATAAGGCAATCGAAGCGCATTTGCTCGCAAATGGCTTGACCCGAGATTCTCAAGAATTTGCTAGTCAGTCTCTGCAGCTTAGAAATGAAAATAACGTAGCAGAGTTACCTCTGCGCTAGGCACATCCTTAAAATAGACACAAAATGCTAAGAGGCGTAAAAGGGTAATGCACCATATTAGCACAATTTATTAACTTTTTAATCTTTTAAAAATTATGAGTTTAGTTCAAACACGTATTCAAAACATTCGTGCTAACTCAAATCTTGACAAGTTTGAGTATCGCCCCAGTAGATACGGTGCGCTTAACGCTTTCATGGTGCAGTCTGAAGACCCTACTGGCATCCTCACTGAGGAATTGAAACAAAAGGCAAAGTCTTCTATCGGTAACACGTTGGAGACTCCAGTGATTAACTACGACAAGGACATCACCATCGGTAACGAACGTACTTTGACTATCGCGGATAGCGAAAATACGTCTAAGATGTTGCAAATCACATTCGCTACATACGCATGGGGCTTCACTATTGCACCTGCTATGTACATGAACAATGAGGTTAGCATCCAAAAGGACTTCGAAACCAAGATGATGAAGTACATCTACAAGTTCGCTCAAAAGTTGGACGAAGTTGCTTTGGCTACACTCGCTGCTAACAAGACACAAGTTATCAAGAATAGCTTGCTCTACGATAAGGTGGGCAACTCTATCAATGCTAAGTGGTCTGAACGTGAAAACGTATTCGGCGACCTCGAAGTTATGATGGGTGCGAACGACTTCTACGGCCAGTTGCACATCGTTGGCGACCCTGGTGTGGAATCTATCATGCGTAAGTTGCAACAACACGGTTTGTACAACGACGTCAATAAGCAAAATGAGTTTGGCACAAAGATTGTTCACTTGACTAACAACATCGCGGCTGTTGGCGGCAAGTACGCTCAAGGTTATGCGGTAAATGCAGGTGCTCTCGGTATGCTGACTCGCTTTGAGCGCGATTGCTTGCTTGGTACAGTATCAGGTGACGGCCACGAATGGGGCATTGCAACTCTTCCTTTGCTTAACATGCCTGTTGGTACTTACTTCTACGATTCAGTGGGCGATTATAGCGGTATCGCTGGTGCTGCTACTGCGGACATGAAGCGTACACGTAAAGAACACTACGGCTTTGCAGTTGATGTAGCATTCATCACCGCATACAACAGTGACGCTGAGACTCTGCCAAGTCCTATTTTGGCATTCAACGTCTCAAGCGAAGATGCAACTTATGCTAAGCCTGTTTTCGTGGTTAATCAAGCATAAAAATAATAGCAAATCTTTGAATTGTTATTAGCTTTGGCGGGAGGCGCTGAGGGGTAAAAACTTCAGTGTTCTCCCGTTTTTATTTAAAAAATATGAAGACTCATGATTAGAGCTACAGAAATACAAGAAAAGCTTTTGCATCTTATCGGATGGGAGCAAAATTACGATACGTCAGACTTACGAATATCTGACGCTTTAACCGTTAGCGAAAGTGGCTTATATTTTCAGCAAGTCCACCCTCTGCTGACACTACAGAATTTATCTTGTATTGCTCCCAATTTTAGCGATACTGTATTCGCGGAGTATAGCGCAGAGAAGTCCTATTCTAAAGGCAATATCGTGAGATGCGAGGGCAAGTTGTATAAGGCCTTAGAGACATCACAGGGTGTGAAGCCTGGCACATACAAAGATTATTGGGTGGAAACCAGCCCTTTCTCGGAGTGGCTTGAACGAAAAACTTGTGGCAGTATTCAGAAAGCTATTATGCGCTACTGCAACGAGAAAATCGGCCAGGGCACTTATAAAGTTTTATGCGAAAGCAAGACATTGTTTGACGGTACGGGGCGTTTAGTTGACACGGTTAAAAACCGAAACAACTTAGTAGGCTTCGAAATTGTCCCCGTCAGGGCAAAAGGTGTGACAACAAAACTGAACAAAGTATGTCTGCAGTTCACGGAGCCCGGTGTCTATAAGTTATACCTTATGCACTCAAGTATGAGCACCCCCGTAAGGGTAATTAAGCTTAACAAGACACGTAGAAATAGCGCTGAGTGGTTTACTTTAGAGGACGTGTATCTGCCCTACCAAAGCGAGAATAATGATGCGGGGGGCAGTTGGTACTTATGCTATCTGCAATCTGAACTTCCTAATGGTAGCCAAGCCATACGAAAAAATAAGGATTGGTCGAAAGAGCCTTGCGCTTCATGCTCTCGTCAAGAGTTGCTTTCGTGGAGAGCATGGTCCAAGTATTTAGAGATACACCCATTCTTGGTAAATGAAGAGCATGTAGATAAAAATACTGGGGTTTTCAATGACGACTTCGGAGTAGATTTCTCGAGAACATCTACTGTTTCCGCAAGTTTATGGGATGTTGACAACAACCAGTACACCTATGACAACAACTATGGTCTGAATCTCGATATAACAGTAAGCTGTGACATCACAGACTTTATAATCGAGCAAAGAGACTTGTTTCAGGATATTATCGCCAAGCAGGTAGCAGTGGATATGCTTAAAGAGTTCGCTTACAACGCTAACGTCCGCACGAATAGGCATTCCATAAACGCATCTAGGCTCGATATACTTTACGAGCTGGACGGAGACTCCTCTTCCATGAAAAAGTCTGGGCTGAATTATCAATTGGACCAAGCGTTTAAAGCGGCTTCACTAAGTACGCAAGGACTTGATAGGGTATGCCTACCTTGTAAAAACAACGGTGTAAAGTACAAAACTATATAACCATGGCACTGAAAAAGTATAACACTACGATACGCAATCTTGAAAATCGCTTGAGGTCTTTTAGCGATAGCTTGCCCGCACACATAGAAAACGCGGTACGTAACAGAGAGGCAGAGATCGTAGATGGTATTACTTGGGTGCAGTTGTATAATCACGGTATAAACGGAAAAGGTCGAAAAATTATGGAGTATGCTCCTTATCGCCCTAAAACCATACAAATTAAGAGGAAAAAAGGTCAACCGACGAACAGAGTTACACTTAGAGATACAGGGGACTTCCACGATTCGGTATATGTCGTGTTTGACTCCGAAGGCTTTCAAGTAGTAGCCGAGGACGGAAAAACGGATTTGCTGATAAACAAGTACGGCAAAGACATACTCCGATTAACAGACGAAAATCTTCATTACGTTGTACGAATACCCGTAGTGAGTGAAATAATCGAACTATTTAAGCAAGCGGTAAGAAAATGATAGAGAAATCAATACAACTTCAGTATAAAGAGCGACCTGTTTTACTCGACCGAGTATTACAAGATATGCAGAAAGCACTCACAGAGAAACTGCAGTGGCTCAATTATGCCTTCGGGCGGTCCTATAAGCTCGTAGAGCACATGCCTGACGGTAATAAGTTCGTGTACCCTGCTGCATATAACGGCGGCGGCGAATATGTTTCGCTCTTGCCGAATGACAATCTTGGCAATTTCTCATGGTTCGAGATATACGACCCTCAACGAGTTACACCTTTTACACAATCCTCTCCGCAGTACTCTTTCAGTGGCGCTCTCGTGTTCTGGTATGACATCAGTAGCATATACGCTGACGATTCAGTCCTATACACGGAGGAAGTGAAAGAAGAAGTTCTGAAAGTCTTAACTACTCCAGGCCTCATCACCACTCCAGGGCGAATAAATATAACAGACATATATGAGCGCTTTGAGAACATCTACAAAGGTTACTCCATTGAGAAAGTTTACAATAATTTTGCATACAAGGGTGAGGATGTCCAAAGCTTAGATAAGCAGTTCTTCCTATACCCTTATGCGGGATTAAGAATTGAGTTCACATTAACAACAAGAGAGTTATGTTAGCTACATGTTTTATAGCCATAATGTGGATAGTTGCGGTATTATTTGTTTCTCTATCTGCTGCTTTTGCCATTTTACTACTCGGTAAGTTGGGTATAAGAGATTGTGTAGTAACTAAAGCACCGAAGCTGATTTCTCAGTTATTCGACTGCGATTTCTGCCTAAGTTTTTGGGTTGCTGTTGCAATCTCTTCTTTTCTCGCTATCCTTTTTTGCGAAGTCTCCCTGCTATTCATACCTGTATTGTCAACACCTATAACAAGATTTCTACTATGAAAACTCTGTACATAAATAAGAAGGTTGTGCGAGTCTACGATAGCATAGACGAAATGCCAATAGTAAATTTCCAAAAATACAACAAGTACCTACTCATAGACGCGGGTATTGGGTCGGATATAGATGATGTAGATTCGCACATAATACGTATTGCGCGACATATAGCGTCGAATGATAGCAAAAAAGCCCTGCAAGAGCTACAAAATATGCGGCAAAACATCCACATGATTAATTGTAAGATTTCGCCAAAATATTTAGCTTTCGCTGCTCTTATACACAGCGTGGATGGTAAAGAGGTGCATGACTTATCAGACGACAGTCTTAAGAATCTACTCGACGAATTAAAAGAAGTGAAGCACTCCTCTCTTGTTGATTTTCTTTTTCGGCTTAAAAAAAAAGTAGAAACCGAACTTGAGACTTACTTCCCAGGGGATTTCACAAGTCCGAAAGAGAAAGAGTTCTACGACACATTGAAAAATAGAACTCTATTGGTGTTAGACGCAATACTGACAGGCAAAGACCACTCGGAGAGCATAAACGCCATTGACGAGAAAATGCTTGGTTCATATAAGCCGAAAGCATTTACGGGGAGCGAATCTGTGGAAGTCAAGTATGACAAGCAATTTGAGAGCACATGCCTACTTATCGCTCAGAAAACAAATATGGACGCAAGGAAAATGACCGTGCTCCAATTCTACAACGCTCTCGAAAACATAAAACAGCAAATAGAGGCCGAAGCCAAAAGTTTGAAACGCATTAAAAATTAAAGCTATGACGGACGACAAAATCAGATATAGCGATATAATCCAGCCCGATGATTCTATAGAAAAACTTATCAGGCAATTAAGCGAACTCAGCCAATCTTACGAAACGATGGTGGATACCGTTGTGTCGGGTGCTGACAAAGTGGCTCGCTCCCTAAAAAATTCAAGTGGCGCTACTTCAGAAGGTCGTCGCGCTATCGACGATGCGGCGGCTGCGGCGAGCCGATTAGAGCGAGCCGAGAAAGAGCTGAGCTTCGCATTAAGTGAAGTAGGGCAGAAAGTTGCATGGGTGAAAGCACAAACTGCTGATGCTAACAAGGTATCCGTGGAACAAGCACGACAGGCAAAAGCTCTGGCAGGCTCTTACGAGAAGATTAAGTTGGAACTGAACGAAAATGTGCAGAAGTGGAAGGCGATGTCTGATATGCAACGCACGAGTTCAGAAGAAGGGGAGCATACTCTTAACACAATCATTGGACTCAGAACCAAACTGGCGGAGCTGGACGCTCAGCTCAAACCTACTATCGACGGAATGGCTAAACTCCGAAAAGCCGAGCAGGAATTGGCTTTTTGGCAATCCCAAGAGGGTGAGCAATTAGCGAATACCAATGCGAAGATTCGTGAGGTGAAGAAGAGCTATGCAGATGAGAAGACAGAAGTCGATGCTGTAGCAAGAGCTGCGCAGAATCTTACGCGGGCAAGGTCCGAGGATAACGAGCTGTTGCAACTGATAAACGCTCGAACAAGAGAAGCTAACAGAGAAGCTAAGCTCACTGCTCAACTTAACAATTCTGCCGAAGGTTCTTATAATGCTCTCGCTGCGCAGTACGAGCTTAACAAGATTAAACTAAATGCTATGTCGGGTGCGCAGAGAGAAGCTGCCGACGAAGGTAAAAAGCTCGAAGCCGAAACGGAAGAGATTTACCAGCAGATGATTAAACTTCAAGAAGCTACTGGAAACCACCGTTTATCTGTAGGACACTACGAGAAAGCATGGGAC